TTAAAAAACCACTTGACAAAGTAGTAAAAAAGACCGATTTTTGGCAAGATTGGCCACCTTAAAGTGGGATGATTGATAAAAGGACTATGCATACACATAGTCCTTTTTTATAACTTAGCCATTCCGGGCGACCAAACCGGGAACCACTCCAGGAAAGATGAGCGGCAGGATATTCCACCCGGGTGTCCCGCCCATCAATAAGGAAGCCAAACAAGAATGAAGTTACATATATAGTATACCACTGAACAACTGATATGTCAACTAATGAAAACTAAGGAAAGAAATGCAAGCGTTTTTTGCATTTGCGTTTTTGAAGCGGAATTTTCCTTTTTGAAAGCAATCTCTCAGGAACGAAATTAGTACATTGTTTGAAGATAACATGACATAATTAATTGAATGGTCATCAAGAGTGACTGCTATTCTAGTGGGGAAATCTGGGTCAAATTTGTCATCGCAATATAGTATTCCGGAATCTGGAAACTCTCTTATGGAAAAGGAAGCACCCTCCACCTTGAACGTACAGATATACCTTGATCTTCCATGCGGTCTTTCTATGAACGCATAGTTATCTAATAAGTAATTGTTTTCCGTTGCGAAAGAAGTATACCTGTGACTTGAAAATGCCCTGTTAAAAGCACTTTCTTTTTGCGCATTCGCAGCCGATTCTATGAAATCTGTTTCGAGAACCCATCCGTTTCCACGTAGAAAATGTGTTTTTGAATTGAGTCGTTCTGCGATGCCAAGTGCTGAGTAATACGGATTCAACAACGTAACTTGATTAGCCAGCATGAATACTGGCAAATATCGCACTTGTTTCCCGTTTCCTCTTGCCAGTGAAGTATGAACGGAAAGGAGTTTTCCAACCTCATCACTGATATACCTGTTTGATTCTGTTTGAAATTCGTCGAATAGAATTAGTTCTGTGTCATTGAAAAAATGAGAATATTTTTTTACATTGTCAGACGCATTGAGCGATATTGCATAGCCACAACTAGCCATATGTTCCCAGTCTTTTCCGATAAACAGTTCTTTAAACCCCGATTTTCCCAGCGTTTTTTCTTCCATCATATAGTCGTTGAAGAAGAGTGCTTTAATGTCTTTAAAAAATTTTTCGGCCACTTGTTCCAGCTCATACTGATATCGATAAAGCAGGCAAAATTTTTTACCCTGTTTTAGAAACCGGTTAATGCATAAACGGTTGAAATACGTTGTTTTACCACCTGTTCTATTTGTCGTTACAATATATATTTCTGGAGCTTTGTTATCTATATCTTTCATGTTTAGCAGATTTGTTCCATCATAATATTTTGTATTCATAATAATCACCTTTTTTATTATAGTATACTATATTTCTTGACTTTTTACAAGTCCAATGATATACTATCTATATAACGGAGGAAAGGAGGGTGTGTCGCAGAAAAAAGAAACGTATTCATACTATAAAAAATTTTTTGAACGCCCCTCCCAGGCGGCTTTCTGCGACAAACTGAAACATGGACATCAATTTTGTTATGCAAGCGGTGAGTACAGTTGGATTTCCTATTGTGTGTTGCGGTGCGCTTGGTTGGGCGTTTTACAAAATGAACGCCCAGCACAGCGAGCAGATCAAAGAGCTGACCGAATCTCATCGATCAGAAATGAATGAGCTAAAGCAGGCATTGGAAAACAATACTTTAGCGGTACAGAAGTTGTGCGTGATGATTTCCGAAAAAGAGACAGAATAACAGATAGGATTCAGGAAGGTAGGTTGTCAGTATGCCAAACTTGACACAGAGTTATTCGTGGGCGGTTACACAATGTAACGCCGAAAATGTGGGTTATTCTGAGACCTACCGAAATCAACAAGTTGACCCATCAACTGGTGCTACTTGTTATGACTGTTCTTCTTTTATCTGGTACGCATTGCAGGCCGGAGGATTTGATTTAGCATCTGCCGGTTCTGCCACTGCTTTTACCACGTCAACGATGCTTCCTGTTCTTTCGTCTCTTGGCTTTGTTGAGCAGGATATCTCCGGGCAATGGATGCCTGGAGACATTGTCTGGGTGGAGTCGCCCAGTGTCCAGCATACAGAAATGGTATATCGTTCTGATGCCGGAACACTTATGACTGGCTATACAATGGGCGCGCATAGTGATTCCGTGCCATTGGCAGAACAGGTGTCCGTGAATACTTTCCAGACAACACCCGGTTATTACACACGATTGTTTCGTTACCCCGGTGGAGTTGGTACAACGGTATCTGCTTACGTGATTGCTGCTATGTGTGGATGCTTTAAACGTGAGTCTGGTGTCAACCCTGGAATATGGGAAAGTCTTACTCCAACTACTTGGGACCATGAATACAATTACGATGGCATTGGAGGGTATGGATTAGGACAGTGGACTAACGTTGGAACGCCGCACGGCAGATGCTACAATTTACATGAGTGGGTAACATCAAATGGCTATTCGGACGGTGATGGAAACGGTCAGTTGGCGTTTTTGATCAATGAGAACTACTGGACAGCTTCCAATTCGATACTTGGATACGCAACGCTTTCTGATTTTCTTTCTTCTACGTCAACCGATATTGACACATTAACCGCAGAATTCCTCGCTTGCTGGGAGGGAGTGCCAGGAAATGCACTTGCAGAGCGACAGGAAGCGGCCAGGGCATTTTATAGCTACATTGATGCGCATAAAACAGAACCGTCATCGAACTGGAATTGGACTTCTGGAAATTTTTATTTGGGCTATTTAAGCAACGAACAGTATGCAAACGTGATGTGTGCATATTGGTTTTTGAACGGGTATGTTCCGCCAGAACCAAAGAAACGAAAAGGGTTACCAATCTGGATGATGATCAGGTATTACAATAAGTGAGGTGAGTGAATTATGTCAGTAGTTAGCAAAGAATCTCTATTAGAGCGAATACGCGATATAACAGGATCAGAAAATGCTGAATCAGATGAGTCAATCTCTCTTTTAGAGGATTTGTCTGATACGTTTGAGGATTTATCTTCTCAGATCTTGCAGGCGGGTGATTACAAGAAAAAATACGAAGAAAATGATGCGGAATGGAGAAAAAAATACCATGACCGTTTTTTCTCTGCTGCAGAGGAAACCACGAGCAAGGAAGATGATAAAGATGACGATGAAGAAAAAAAGACTTATGAATCATTGTTTAAGGAGGATTAAAGATGCCAACTAGAGTAGGTGTGAACGGGCTTAACGCCAGTACGATTGATATTTTGAACGTCATCCGGCAGAATGCAACTTATGAATATCAGAGCATGGTGCCTGAGGTTACAAAAACAACGGATATTCCCAAAGTGGGAGAAGTATTGTATGGAAACCCTGTTTTACAGAATCAGTTTTTAAACGCTTTGATTAACCGGATTGCGCTTGTGTTAATCAAGTCGTCCACTTTTAACAACCCATATGCCGACCTTAAAAAAGGATATTTGGAATACGGCGAAACGGTGGAAGAAGTTTTTGTAAACATTTGCAAGGCCAGAGAATTTTCCGTTGAGAAAGCGGAGTCCCGGGAATTTAAGCGTTCTATTTCCGATGTACGCAGTGCGTTCCACGTAATGAATATGCGTTATCAGTTCCCTTTAACTGTACAGGATGAGGATTTAAGGCAGGCTTTTCTGTCCGCAGAAGGTGTCAGCAATTTTATTGCAAAATTGGTTGATTCCGTGTATCGTTCCAACGAGTACGTAGAATATCTACTGTTTAAATACCTCCTCATTAAATCGATTGCGCACGGAAAAATGTTTCCGCAGGCGGTATCTCCCACCGATATGCATGACAACGCAGAAAAATTCCGTGGCGTATCAAACATGATTACGATTCTTTCTCCGAAATACAATGCATCAGGAGTGCATACAAATACGCCAAAGGAAGACCAGTATATTTTTATGGACGCCATGTACAACGCCAAGTACGACGTAGAAGTCCTTGCGTCTGCTTTCCATATGGATAAAGCTGACTTTATGGGTCGTCTGAAAATTATTGATGACTGGTCAACGTTTGATAACGATGCATTTTCCGAAATCGTTGCAAGTTCCGACGGGTTTGAACCTGTAACGGCAGAAGAACTTGCAATTACAGCAAAAGTAAAAGCAGTGTTGGTGGACAAGGAGTTCTTCCAGGTCTATGATAACAACTTGCGGTTTACTGAAAAATACGTTGCGTCCGGCATGTACTGGAACTATTTCTTAAACGTCTGGAAAACGGTATCCTACAGTCCATTTTCAAACGCGGTTGTATTTGTAGAAGCCGATAACGTTTCCCTGAACACCCCTGAAACACTCACGGTAGAAGTAACCGATAAAATCATCAATGAGGGCGGAACGATCTTAACCCTGTCCCCGCAGGAGGATACGCCTACTTTAACGGGGCAGTGGAATTTTGTGCAGACGCAGGATGCCGTCGAAAAGATGATTGCCGTACAGAAATACGGTGTGTTTATTTTCCCAACTACTGCCACTACGACCAAGCCGCAGTTGATTTTAAACGGTGTCGAGTACAACGCTACCACAAACTTAACAACGGCTGCGACCGTCGGCAGTACCTTAACTTTTGAAAGAAAAAACTGATATGGGGGCTGGATATCTCCAGTCCAGCCCTGAGTTCTGATTTGGAGTTTAGTGTTCACATTAATGAAAACGCGAAAAAAGTGGTATCATCATTTTATGTGGACTCAGATGGAAATTTGAATGCCACTGAAGAAGAAACAAGATACGTAGTTCCCGTTGAAAAAGTAGAATTAATAAACGGTGACATCATAGTAACGTATTAAAAAATAAGTGAGGTGAATGTTTTTTGGCTCTTGTTAATCTTGGCAATATTAAGCGCCCACCAATATGTAAAGTATTTAAGGGTATAAAACACAGATGGACGGATGAGGAAGCGGTTGGTTCAGCGGTTAAACTTGATATTCCGTTTGTCTTTAGCCCGAATAAAACATATCTTGTTTTTATTCGCTCAATTAGTGGTACAGTTACTATAGATGATGGCAAAATAGATGTTAGCGCAATTGCAGTTTTAACAAATAGAATAGATAATACTAACTTATCAGGCGGAGATGTCTTTACCCCTGTTGCAGGCAAAACGTCATTTGGTATAAGTATTCCAGCTTATTCTGCGCCAGGTGGACCCGCTGTTTACATTATAAGGCCGCAAGTAACGGATGCTGTATCTTTATTCGATGTTGGAGTTTGTGAGCTATGACAAAGCAATCAAAAATCTACTTCCTGGAAGGGGTCCCGCTGGACCCCTCCTATAAAAATAGTATCTATTTTTTAACGCAGGAAGCACAGACAGAATATTTTTTAGGCAAAGCCAAGTTTTCCATGCTGGATTGTACATTCCAGCGTCAGGAACAACGGATACGTGTAAACCGTCCGGTTTCCGATTGCTATCACATCAACTATCTGATGTGGCAGAATACGTCCTATTCCAGTAAGTGGTTTTATGCATTTGTCACTCGCGTTGAATACATTAACGATGGATGTACCTGGATGTATTTCCATATAGACTCATTACAGACTTACCATTTTAACTACCGCTTAGGCTATTGCTGGGTAGAGCGTATGCATTCCCTTACGGACGGTTTGTTTGAAAATTTAGTTCCTGAAAATCTGGAGACAGGAGACTACGTCACAATAGACAGATACATTACAGATTATAGCAATATGTCTGTTTGCATTATGACTGGAGAAACGTCTACCGGGGGAAAGCCAGTGGGCAAATTTTATAATAAAATATACAGCCCATTGCATATTATGACCCAGCCAGTAACGGGCGATGCAACGCAGTTAAACACGCTACTCGAGTCCTATGTTGGAGCTGGAAAAGAAAATGCAATTGTTGCCATGTATGAATACCCTACCGTGTTGGGTTCCAGTGCGGAACCGGATACTCTTGACTTGCTTTTGCCAGTCATGAATATGCCAGATAATTTTGACGGGTATAAGCCGCATAACAAAAAATTGTATCAGTACCCGTACACGCAGTTAGTTGCCACAAACAAATCCGGCCAAGTGATCAAGTATCGCTGGGAAGAATGGGGGTTAGCAGGTGCGCAGTTTGAAGTCCAGGGAACTTTCCTTTCGTCGCCATCCATGATCTGTTATCCTGTCAACCATGCAGGTATTGAGAAAGATTATGACCGTGGACTTACCTTAACAAGTTTTCCGGTCAATGCCTGGGAAGGTGATACGTACAAAGCGTATCTGGCGCAGAACAAAGCTGCTATTCTGAAAAATGTAGTAAGCGGTGTAGCAGGTGGTATCCATGGCGGTATTGCTGGGGGTTTACCCGGTGTGGCAATCGGGGCGGCGGTTGGAGCAGGAACTTCCATCGCTGGTCAAATGGCACAGCAGTACGATATAGACAGCCACCCCGACCCGGTGTATGGGTCAGCGCAGACCGACAGTCTGAACACAGCGATTGGCAATGTGGGGTTTGCATTTTATTTTAAAACGATTCGGGCGCAGTTTGCCCAAAGAATTGATGCATATTTTGACCGCTTTGGCTATGCCGTCAACCGCTTCATGGAACCAGTAAGAAATGCACGCAAGGTGTATACGTATCTGAAATGCAGTGAGGTGAATCTCTTACCAACAACAGGTGGCAACTTAGGAATCCCGGAGCCGCATCAAGATGAAATCCGAAATGCTTATCTGTCTGGAATGACCTGGTGGAAGTCTGGCGATCAAGTCGGCCATTATGAACTGGACAATACAGTAGGGTAGGAGAGGGGGGTAATTAACTATGTCAAAAAAGAAAACCTTGTTCGGCCAGTCGCTGTTTTTAAACATGTGTACCTGGCAGGACTACTACCAGCGTCTTTCTGAACTTGCGATTACTTCTTTTTCTTATGAGGGCCTACCGGATACGGTAGACCCCCGGTACATGGAACTGGAATTGTATGAGAACGGACAGATTGCACTTTTCTATGATGAGGGTGTTGACTCTTATCTATCACTGTCCTGTACGCAAGCTGGCAACTTTGATGTTTACGGGAACCCCGTGAAGTTCCGTGCTTATTCCCGGTATAACGGGTACCAAAGAGACTTGTCATTGGATACATCTGTAATCGGATTTAACAACTTGACCCGTCGTGATATCAAGCCGCTTTTAAAAATGTTCGCGATGCGTCTCTATAACCTGGATCGCATCATTGATGTAAACTCCAACGCGCAAAAGACACCCGTGTTGGTGCGTGCGTCAGAGTCCCAACGACTGACCATGTTAAATCTGTACAAGGAATATGACGGAAATCAGCCCTTTATTTTTGGGGATAAAGACCTGGATATGCATGACTTTTCCGTGCTTTCCACGGATGCCCCGTACATCGCAGACCGGATTTTTGAGCTAAAGACGAACATCTGGAACGAAGCCATGACCTATCTTGGCATCAGCAATGTTTCCATCACCAAAAAGGAACGCATGGTCACCGATGAGGTTAACCGTTCCCTTGGCGGAACGCTTGCTGGCCGTTATAGCCGACTGGAAGCAAGAAAGCAGATGCTGGAGCGGGCAAATAAATTGTTTGGGTGGAATGCGTCAGTCAAGTTCCGGTTTGATGCGGAAACAGAAACTTCGGACGGAGGTGAACAGGATGAGTAAATACACCACAGAAGTCCGCTTTATCTGCGAAGCGGCTGCAGGACTTTCGGAATCCGTTGGATTCTCAGACGTAGAAAGTGTTCTGGAAAAGAGCTGGGACAAAATCTTTTCTCCTGGCATTCCGTTTTACAAAGAAGAAAAACGGTCAGAACTCTGCCAGAAAATCCTTGCACACTACTACACCAGGGAAATTGGGTTTGAAACCGTTGGCTTGTGGAAACTCCATTTAAACCGTAAAATGACGGAGATCATGCCGTTTTACAACGAGATGTACAAAACGCTTGATTTTAAGTATTCCCCGCTTGAGGATGTTGATTATTTTGAACATCACGAAAACAACGACACATTCTCAGAAACAACAAAGGGGTCAACGACCAGGGAAAGTTCCACCACCGGAAAAAGCAAGGATACCCGCACAGATGACCTAAGTGAAGCAACGTCCAACTCCAGTGAGACTACCGGTTCAACTACCGATTCATCTACCGTTTCAACTACCGTTTCAACTACCGGAAAAACGACCGATAAAACAACTGGCTCAAAAACAAGCAAAACGATTCGCAGTGACACTCCGCAAAACGACTTAACCGATTTTGAGTCGGAGCAGTATTTGACCAGCGCGGAAAAAACAACGGACTCCAGTACGCAGGACGGAAACGGAACCTCAGAGGGGAAAACAGAAACAAGTGGAACGACCTCAGACAATGGATCCAGTTCCGGTACAACCACGGCAACCGGAACAAGAGCAAACACCGGAACCGTAAAAGAAGAGGGAACGCGGGAAGAAACGGGAACTGAAACCGGGAGCAGAAGCGAAAACCGGGATAATACCGGAACCGGAACGGGAGACATCCATGTCTGGGGGAAACGCGGCGGGCAGAGTTATGCCGCGGCGATAAAAGAGTACCGGGAGCAGATTCTGAACGTGGACATGATGGTGATTGAAGAACTTGGCGATTTGTTTCTAAGACTTTGGTGAGGAGGGAGAAAAACATGGTGACAAGAGAACAACTACGTTTTTATTGCCAAAAAGTGTTACCGCTTGCATATGATGACAGCTTGAGCTATTACGAGTTGCTGTGCAAAGTACTTGGTAAAGTGAATGAGCTGGTGCTACAGTATGACCAGATTGTTCAGAATTTTAACGTGATTTTGACGGATTATTTGGAGTCTGAGGATTTCCAGAATCTTTTAGAAAAATTTGTGAAAGGTGAAATCCCAGACTATACGTATGTCCAGCATTATGTGACATACTTAGGGATGTCCGATACTGACGCGGTAAAAGAAGCTGTAAAAGACTGCCCATTGCATGGGACTGTGATATTTCCGCGCAGAACGATGCATCTGAATGAAACCATTGTCCTGGATAAGCCAATCTGCCTGAAGGGAAATTATACAGGCTGGGTGTTTGATATGTCAACGGATAAGTACACTGCGGAACAATTTCAGGAGCACAGCATCATCAGTACCGCATCCCCGTCCATACAAATAAGTGTGCCTGGTGTTTTGATTCAGAACATGGCAATATGCGGAACGAACCCGACCACTGGCGCGCACGTTATTCATATAGAGCCGGGTCCTACGAATGTGAACAAGTCAATGCGATATGTTAATTTAGAACACGTGTACGTATACACGTCTAATGTAAGCACGGGCAGTTGTTGTATCTATATGGACAACTTGTTTAAGTCTACGTTTTATGACGTAAGTACCCATGGCGGAGCCTATGGCTTTTACCATGACGGGTCAAGGCTTAATGGAACCAGTTTAACATTTGACAATTGCTGGGCTGTAAATAGCGCTTATCTGGGTTATTACATCAACAACCTATTTTATTCCACATTCCTTTCCTGCGCGGCCGACAGTTATTCCGGCGCTGTTAACGGTTACCAGTTTTCGAAATGCAAGGGAATCCATGTGATTGGATGTGGCGCAGAACATATGAGTGCGGCTTGTTTTGTAGCAAATGAGTGCCTGTCGTCCAATTTTTTGGTAAGCATGAGTGGTGATAATTATAACACGGCAGCTACAAAAGCAGGAGCGTTTGAAATGTCGAATTGCCAGAGCTGTACCGTTGGCGGGTTCCATTCGGAAGATGAGACAAACCCTGTTCACAGGTTCGTCAAGGCGGAAAACTCCTTGTATCGCATCGTAGATGCAAGCTGCTACAAAGAAAATTGCACGATAGAAGATGACGGAAACGTTCTGAATATTGATGGCTGGTACGAGAAGTCTTTTGAAGTTGACGCAGCTAAATTATTCCCTGGCACCGAAATCACGGAAAGTTATATCGTCGTATCAAACGGTGTAATGCACGGTTATATTAAGCAGGGCGTAACCGGAAAAAGAACGTTAACTTCCGTTGCTACCCTATCCAGTAACGCAAGATTGCAATATCAGGGGTATTATGTGGTAGAAAACCGCATCAGCATTACAGCCGGAGACACCATTATATTTGACAGTGCCGGATATAACGTAAAACAGTTATATGCGCTTCGGAAGATGAGTTAAAAAGTAGGGTGACGAAATGTCACCCTATTTCTTTAAGTCAATTTTTACACCAAGTTCGTCAAAAACTTCATTTAAATCATGGTAACGTTCATGTTTAAATGTATGTCTGTATCTCCACACAGTGAATAGCAGTTTTTCTTTTTCTACAATGGTATAAAGATCAAAATACCTCCGTACTTTTATCGGAAATAGGCGCTCCAAGTCCCTATCACGCGATATGGTATCAATGTGCCCACATTGGTAATAATAATAGTCATCCAGAAGCTTCTTTGCAACTTCATAATGATTACGTTTACAGATCGCCCGTTTTATATCTTCGCTGATTTGGTTTTTCATATCACATATACCTCCTTTACATACAAATTGTTTCAAATCCTACCCATGCAAACATTACGATGGTCATAAAAATAGCACCAAAGAAAAAGCACAATATAAGTTTTATAGATTCTTTCATAGCTTCATCCTCCTTCTTTATGGCTTTATTATAACTCATTTTTACTACTTTGTCAAGTGTTTTTTTAACTATCCCGCATAGTGAAAAAAGTATCTTGCAAAATGACTCCACCTGGTATTCTAACAGGACGGAGCTTCCCAGGTACTTTAAGCCCCGGTGTGAAATCATCATAAGTCCGTATCATGCGCTTTCCGGAAGAAAACAAAAATTGTAATTCCTCCACCGTTTTACATTCGGACATTTTTGCTGTTCCAAGCATAGAGGATAACAATAACTCCTTTGATCTGACTGGCATACCACAAGCCTTGATGTCATAATAAGGAACAACCGCTTCCAGATCATTGTGCGTCACGTGTTCGATATAAGTTTTTTGCCGTACAAATACCGCACTGTCCCAGCAAGACTCCAGTTTCCAACAGCAAAAGTCCTTATCATGTACTTTTATTCCGGTTATTTTTTCCGGGGGTAAATCACAATGAATGGAATCCGTGTCCGCATACCGGAAACCAGGTCGATTGTTTCCGTGATAATTCGCCTGCGCCGCCCGGATTGTAAAGCATCTGGCATATGAGGTGATGGCGGAACCGCATGGGATGTAACCAGGACGTTTGTCATTTGCGTGCATGTCGTGGAAAACAAAACTGTCATTCATGGGCTCAGCAAACTTAAAGGAGGAGTCCGTAGACATCGCCATTTTCCCGTACAAATTGTTTAAAAATAATTTCGCAATCGTTCTTGTGCATTTGTCTTTTGCTTCTTTTTTAATTTTTGCAAATTTATCAATATACTCGTCGAAAATGCCAAGCTGTGAACGAAACCAGCAGCCATTCATAATTTCTGTATCCCAAAGCTCATAATGCTCTTTTATCAACTGCCAATCTGTCATCGTTACATATAGGTCAACTGTGCTAGTAATGACACCATCAGGCGCAGGTAATTCCCGGTATTTGTCATCAATTAACGAGCTTTCCAGCCATTCCGTGGACTTATACATAGCACTGTTTTTGATCTGGATACATGGCAACTTCCCCTTCTTGAGCTCAAAGCCAGTGCGAACATGAAGAAAATAATATCGGTTATCTATCAAAGCATCCTCTGGGATATAGTCGCCGTTCCAAAAATGAGGGATTCCAACTGGATAGTAATTCCCGCTCATGCTGTGCATCATGGACGGATACAGACTGTTCACATCAGCAGTAGTACCGTTGTATACGGTAACCCCGCTGCAGCCTTTCCGTAAATAACACCATCCACCCTTATAGGATTTCCGTATCCATTCGCCTGCGGATAAGCCCTCTGCCCCGGGGATATCATAGATGTTTGGAAAATAGGATTCCCATTTTCCAAGCCCGTCATCTGTCATTCCCTTGTATGTTTTTAAGCACTCTGACCCAATCGTAAGTGAGTTATGACCCTGCGAAAACATAATTTCAAGAGCTTCTTTTAGCACAAGTACGTCATTGCTGATGTATTGATCTTCTTCAGGAGTTCGTGGACAATCTGGAAACCGAAAACCCTTGTATTCCATTTCCAACTTTTGATGCTTTGTTCCAAAATTTTTTCCGAGAACTTTAAGAGAAAATGGCAAAAGTTTTAAGGAATCGTATATCTCGATGGTTTTGTATTTGTTTGTGCGGATGATTATTTTGTACCATTGACCCATTGTTGAGATGCTATATTTATATGTCTTCGGCAACATATCCTTATCTGATATTTCCTTGACTTCTCCGTTTTGTAATCGCAGATATGCTGGTCGATACCCCCATTTATACATGAGGGCATCTAAGATAAAATTTCCGTCGAATTTAAGATTATGAAAATACAAACGCACTGTTTTACGCATATTCACAAAAAACTGAAAGAAATCCGTAATATTTCCGAATATTCGCACATCCTCAGAATGCAACGCAACGCAAGCGGCTGCCCAAACATCCGTTCTTTCCTGACCTGCGAACACCGTAGTCTCGAAGTCACAGGCAAATATGTCTGATTCATCCAAACATCTCTTCTTCATAATTTACGCCGTCCGAAAATGAGATAATAGAAATGTCGCCAGTGTATCCAATATTTTGTGCTAAAAATTCCAGTGACCCACGCACGTCACTCAAATAGCCACTTTCCAAAAATGTATTCAGGGCATCGGCTAAATCAGAGCCTTTTTTATAAGCATAGAATACAGCTGTTGCTATTTTTATACGGTTATCTGGATTTTGTAGCCATGATAAAAGTTCCCCCGCCGCTTTTTTCTGTAGCTGAAGTACTTCGTCGGCCTTTGGAACTAATCCACGCTTGCTATAATACGTTTCCGGGACACCGGATTTCAACCGGTCGATCATCGGCTGGACAACGTTTTTCCATACTATTTCGACCCATAAATCTTTGTTCTTTGATTTCTTTCTTGTTTCAGCGGATTTCCGTGCTGACGCTTCTCTTTCCAGGTCTCTACCACGCACACCGGACGTTTCTTTTCCTTCTGGCGTGATATAGCGTGATCTGCGATATAATGACTCCGGCGTGATATTTTTTAATCGGGTTAGCGACCTAGTTGAAACCTTTGTCTCTGACATTGGTTTAATTGACTTTATGGACTCTGGAACGACATACCCGCGTTTTTCAAAAGACCTTACAAGGCTTTTCACTCTTTTATACTCTTTCTGGTAACTTCTTTTTAATTCGCTCATCTTTTAACCCTCCAGTCATATTCTATGACTCAATTATACAACAAAAAAACCACCTTGTCAAGGTGGTTTTTATTGCTTTTTTAAATTTCGTCTGAATTTTCAAACGGGTTGAATGGTTTTTTCCAAACCATATCAATGATATTAATTGCACTTAAATAGGCAACAAGGAAAGCTCTGCCCCTGTATTTGCTAATACCAATTGACACGTTTGCTACCACCTCAGAACCTTCTCCAATATCCCCAACTGAGATAGAATCAGATTCTTTTCCATTTTCATAGACTTTAACTGAATAACGGGTAACTGCCTTGAAATACAGCTTACCGTCTCTATCAACTTTCGTTGGGGTTGATGCGCATCCCTCTGTATCTACTTCTTCGTATACACGATCTAGGGCAGATTCCTGTTCTGTCGTTAAAGACAATGTTAATGTCACCTTTCCATCTTCGATTCCAGCATATTTTACTTTCGATCTCACATTGATTTTTTTCATTTTTCATTCTCCTTTTTTCTTATATAGGTTCCGCAGTTACTATAGCCAAGATCAGCTACTTTATGTGCCATCATCACTTCCTGTGGAATATCATACTCAAAATAGCGGTAAGCTGACACTCTAGCTTTCTTTATTTTTTCGTACTCATGAGGGTCATGCTTTGACAGCCAGTCAAGATACTTCGGACGTGTAATTTCCTCTGGAAACCAGTGCAATGCCTTAGTTCCGTCCTTGTAAAAAACATCGAGTTCAGTGCCTAATCTCTTCACTTTCATTTTATCACCTCCTTATAGGTTTTTTAACCCAAACCTTTTACTCCATTATATTCGGCCAATATCCACCCTCTTGCGATTTTAACATACGTACAACCTGGCCTTACTACTACCTGTTCCCTTACTTTTACTTTGATACCGGCTTTAATTTGTACGTAGCCGTCCTTTGTTATATTATACTTAGATCGTGTAGACAACGGCACATCTTCAATAGATATCGGCTTACGAGATCTATAGTCCTTATATACAATCATTCTCTTTAGCGTTTTAAGCCTATTACCATCTTTATAAGGGCGTTTTCGCTTAGAATCAATGATTTTATTAACCTCACTAGCAATGTTCCCAAAACGGCTGTATAAATAGTCACCAGGGCACGCCTTTGGAGCAAACCATCTGTGCGCTGTCATATTTTGGACAGCTCTATAAGTTATCGTAGGGTCTGCTCGCCATCTAAGTTTTCCGATTGTTGGATAACGTTCACAGATATCTACCAGTAATTTAATCAAAGCATTGTATACTGCTGGTCTAACTCTATACGGTTCAAAGTCATCTGACGCACATTCAATCGTGATTGCTCTATGATCGTTTTCCGGACTAGAGCTACACCAGGAACGCCGCTCCTCTGGTAAGATTCCAACGATTGTTCCATCACAGGCTATTGCATAATTGGCTGATGCCGCAGATTCTGGACTACAGAGCCAGTTAGCCATGGAATCCGCTGAAGCTTGACCAACGTAACAGTGAATAGTCACTGTATCGATTACATGGTTGCGAAATTCCGAATTCGGAGAACATAGTTGATAGTTCTCAGTTACATATTTTGAATATGTCACTTTTTTCACTCCTTATTATATCTATTGTTTACATCTTTATTATAGCTCTTTTTAGTTAATTTGTCAATCGATTTTGTAATAATCAAAATATGGTATAGCATTAGAAACAGCCTTTCTCCCAGCTAATTTGATTGCGGCTGTTTTTGTCATGATTTCACGTTCACGAAAATCATATTCTTTGGAATATAACCATTCTTCAGCTTCCTCTTTCGTATCGAATACATATACGTCGTGGTTCCAGCTTCCGAATTCATACTTACTTGCTACACCGTAAACTTTTCTTTTCATTTTTTAA